GCAAAGACAAAAAAGATGCAACCCACAGGATGCTATTTTTAATTCAACCAACAGTAGGAAGCCATGCAAACAAAAGACTATTCAGAACTTTACTTAGATACCCAAGTAGCAATCAAAAACTGCCATTTGTTTTGTTTAAAGAGTGATTGGGAATCAGCAGGAAAAGCGGCAGAAGCGGCATCAGAATATGCAAAACAACTACAGGACACTATAAAAACCTATGACAACATTTACAACAGAAGATCGGCTTAATTCTTTAGAACCCATCCCATTTGCCGGGATGATTGATTTAGAAATTAAACAGGGAACAGAAGAATGGCATCAAATCCGGCTTGGCAAAGTAACAGCCAGCCGGGTTTCTGATGTTATGTCTAAGATTAAATCGGGAGAATCAGCAGGGCGCAAGAACTATAAGATGGATTTGGTGGTTGAAAGGCTCACAAACACACCTACAAGCAGTTTTACCAATGCGGCTATGGCTTGGGGTACAGAAACCGAACCATTGGCTAGAATGGCTTATGAAGTCTATTCTGGGAACTTTGTAGAAACTGTAGCTTTTGTGCCACACAAAACAATCGAATGGTTTGGTTGTAGCCCAGATGGTTTAGTTGGTGAAGGGTTAATGGAAATTAAATGCCCTAATACAGCTACTCATATTGATTATTTGTTGGCTGGAGTTCCCCCGGCAAAGTATGTCCCACAAATGCAAACACAGATGGCTTGTACAGGGGCTAAATGGTGCGATTTTGTATCATTTGATCCTAGGCTACCAGATGAATTGCAATTGCTTGTAGTGCGCTTGGATAGGGATGAAGCATATATCCAGCAAATAGAAGATGAAGTTAAGCAGTTTTTAGATGAAGTTAAACAAATTTACTCACAATTGAAAGCGAGAAATAATGGGCATTAAATATGACTGTATTGTAAAAAATGGCACTTATACCGATAAAAGCGGCAATGAAAAGAACCGCTGGCAGAAGATTGGAGTTTGTGTCGATACCAAACAAGGGGGATTGGCTATCAAACTAGAAGCAATCCCAGTTACTTGGGATGGATGGATTTCTTTGGCAGAACCTAAACCAAAAGAAAATGCACCAGCCGCATCAAGCAGTTTGGCTGATATAGATTCTGATGTTCCCTTTTAATGGATAGTGGCAGATAGCACCGCAATACTACCGGGGTTGCTGACAGTCCAGCCTATTGCTATCAGGCTGTCAATATTTTTTTAGCTTGCTCAATCTTAGCAATGCGATCATCTAAACCATTAAATCCACCATTAATGCGCTTGGTCATTTCTTTGGTGGCTTCATAATTATTTTGATCTGCTAGATCATTTAATCCCTTTTTATTCCAAAACCAACCAGCCGACATTGCGGCATAAGGTGGTTGTAGCAACATATCTGGGTCATTAATTAAATCGACATTAAGCGCATCAGATAGGGTTTTATAAAGGTCTTTGCCTGTGCATTGAATCAAACCTCTGCCCCTGTATTTCCAACCCTCGCCAGATTCTTCATCACCATTGCCCATGCGATTGGCATATACCTTATTGGCTATCATATCTGGCTGATTGGCATATTTATTGGCAATTTCATCTGTAGGAAATCTTGATCCCCAAACAGATTTCAAGCCATTTGCTGAATAATGCAAATTCTCTTGCATGGTCTTTAGGTTATTAGATTCATGCATTAATTGTCCAAGAAAAGCGGCTTGGCGGTTTACATTATTAATTGAATACTTATCGCAAACCTTTTGTAAGTGTGGCAACCAATCAGGGTTAATACCTAATTGGGCTAATTGTTCTGATGTCATTTAATCCCCATTTGTTCATTTAACCATTTCTGTAATTCTACTAACATTAAGGTTGTTTCCGCACATTGTCCAGCAAGAACATTGTAGGCGGCGAGAGCATCAAACTGCTTGGGGGCGATGCCTGAATTGGGGGGCAGGGAACTGCTACTGGATTGCTGGCGCACCCCATTAGAGTAATACTGGCGCAATAAACTAAGTTTCGCATCATATTCATCTTGGATACCCTTTTTAACTAATTCCTGTTGTTTTTGGATTGATTCATTTTTTGCAATTTGCTTGTCGGCTTCTGCCTTAACTTCAGCTTTGTATGCGCTGAAATCAACATCCCTACTATGCCAGCCAGCACCATAAGCGCCAAGTAGCACCATAACAACAAGTCCAATTTTGACATAAATTCCAGCGCCGCCATTAAGTAAAGTGATTAAGAATCCCATTATTTGCCTTCTGGCTCTGCACCAGCCATTTGTTTTCCTGCAACAGAAGCCGCACCAGAACCAGAAACAATCCCAAGCGCACCAGCCAATTCAGTAAGACTAATATCTTTGCCTGTATATATTAAATATATAGCTGAACAACCTACTAATAAAAATCCAAGCATCCATGCCCATTTTGCAATGTCATGGGTTTGATTATCTTTTCCAGTAAGAATATGTTTTAGTATTTCATTCATTTTATTCCCCAAGTCAAATACCAAGCAATTAAAGCCGCTAAAGCAAAACAATAAAACTGTACTTTGCGAACCGCTTTCAAATCATGCTGGAAGGCTTCATTGTTTTTTCTTTCCAGATTCTCAATATCTAATTTGATCTTCAAAACCGCATCCCACTCTTTAGCGCCATATCTTTTAACAAAATCTATTTTTAATTTTGCTTCCCTGTCGCTAATTTGTTTCTTTTGATTCCAATCTTCTAGCGCTTTAATCAGCGCTGTTTGCTTTTTTAATTCTGCTTCTCTTTGCGCCCTGCGCCTTTCATGCGCTTTTTTTTGGGCTACATCTATACCATCTTGCTGTATGCCTTCAATTTGCTTTGAAAGACCTTTAGAAGCATCTCTAGTTGAATGTAAAGATTCTGCAAGGACTTTTGTGCCTTCAGAAATGCCGAATGGGTCTGGCATTTCATTTTGGCAATGACCAGCCATGAGTAACTAGCCAAGCATAGCCAATGCCAGCAATTACTACATATCCGATAGTTTTTAGGGAAAACCAGCCAAATTCAGCGGCTTTTTCATTTAGCCATTCTTTAATAGCTTCTTTAACAATTTCTTTTTGTATTTCATCAGCCATACCTACTCCAGATATTAAATTATTAATCAGTCTTATCTTATCTGGAATTTAAAGGTATTTTATCACTTCTTCGGGTTTTACAAAGGCATCAGCATTATATTCGGTGAAATCCCACCATAGAAACTGATTATTAGCTAGATAATCTCGGCTTTTTAATAAATTAGTATTTTCTGGGTGTCCATATATTAATGGATCAGATACCGACCATAGGACAATGCCGGGTTTACCGCAATCCCAAGCAAGATGCTGAAAGAAGCTGTCGCATCCAATCCATATTCGACATTCGGCTATTAACTTTCTTAATTCGGATATAGATAAATCTTTTTTAAAATCATATACAAGCTGTTCTTCACCTTCTACACCGACTTGGACAATCTTTTCATGGGTTAATTTAATTAACTTATCCCAATATGGATAGTTTTTAGGGTTGCGCTTGTTATTTATTAATGATTTTGCAAATGGGGCAATAATAATCATAGGTATAGCTTCCGATAAGCATCTTCTAAACTGCCTTTCCAGTTCCATTGCGCCATCTTTTTATAGATATTGTATTGGTCTAGATCGCCAAACAAGGCATTGGCTTCGGCTATCGACTTCCCGGCAACAATTTCAGGATAACAAGTAAAAATGACAGGATTAGAAATTTCAGGAAGAATATGGCTGAAAACAATATGGTCGCCAGCGCCAGCATTAAGAACAACAATGGTGCTATCAGAAAATCCAATAGTATTTCTAAAAATAGCTTCATCATGGGAATATAGTTCTTGTTTACTTTCACTTCGGATGCCCCCTTCTGGGTTTTTAAAATGCCAAGTAATTGCATGGGGCGCAACAATGATTTTGTATCCTTTTAGATACAAACCATAGGTAAACAAGGTTTCTTCTCTATGCGCCACCCTTGATAGCCCAAGGTTGTAATCATGCACTCCAGCCCGGTATAAGAATGAACAATGCAAATGCTCAACTTCTTTAGATTGTTTTATATAATTCCATTGAATATTTGGCTCTTTATCAATATCTGATACTTTGCCAGTAGATTTGGAAGTATCAAACTTTAATGGTGGGGTAAGGATTGAACCGCCAATAGCGCCTACTTTTTCTATAGTTGTATAACCTAATAGATTGCCTAGAACATCCGGCTCTGGTATGGCATCATCATCTACTCGCCAAACCCAATCAAACCCCATTTCATTGGCTTTCTGATGGATATGGTGCTGACCTTTTTTTTCAGCATATACCCATTCCCAAGGTATCTTTTTTATATTTAGCATTTGAAAGAAATATTGATAAATCATTTCTTGCCGCATATCTTTTGGCTCATCATTATCATCAAATATCACCAATTTATCTGGCAATCTAGTCTGGTTGATAATGGCATTTAATACTAATGGCAGGGTTGTATGGTATCTACCTCTGGTAGCCACCGAGCATAGAACTTTATTCATTGTCCCACCTACAGAGCATTAGATTGCATCGGTTTTCAGGTGTAACTTCTTGCATTACATCTGATACTTTGCCAGCTTCATTGATATAAGC